GCATGGTGATCTTCTTCATGGTGCTGCGAACCCTTGCGCGTTGACGTAGACGGAGCCCGTGCCGCTCGCGGTCAGCGTGACGACCTCGAGCAGCGTGTTGGCGGTTCCGACGAGGGGGACGTCGAAGTCGACGAACACCGTTGGCAGGCCACCCGTCGGAACCTTGGTGCGCCAGATGACCGTTCCAGCTGCGCCGTCACGGATGGCGACCTCCGTTGCGGTGGTCAGCGGGTCGGCCATGAGCTGCAAGCCGGTGATGTAGTTCCGCAGGCCGGCGCCGGCCGCGGTCTTGATCGTCACCGCGGTCGTGCTGTTGGTGATGCCGCCGGCTGCCGCGGCGTAGCGCCACATCGACGTTCGGTCGGTGCCGTGCATCGACACCGGGAGAGGCGTGGCGCCAGAGACGAACTGCGGGTTGCCCGCCGGGTTATAGAAGTGCTGGGTCATGCGGGCTTCCTCGTGATGTCGCGCAGTGCTTCGGTGAGCTCGCGGCGAGACGTGTGCGCGTCCTCTCGCACGGCTTGCATCATCTGCAGCTGCGTCGTGCTGAACGTCTCGCCGAGCTTGTGAGTCATGCTCGTGCAGTCACCGACGACCTTCTCGACGTGCTCGCGGTTTGCCTTCCGCTCGGCGTCGCTCGATGCCCGCTCCTCGCGCAGGTGGCGCAGGAACACGAACAGGGCGACCAGCAGCAGAACCGCTGCGCCGCCGCCAGAAAGGTCCTTCCAAGGGACATCGAGGCCGTCGGATGGAGGAAGAGCCGATGCGGCGGTGAAGCCGACTGCCGAGAGGACGCCAAGGATGATGACTGTCGAGATGGTGGTCATACGACGTAAGCGTCGAAGGTGACGTGCGCCCAAATCACCTGGGAACCAGTGGCGGTGCCCACGATGAACTTGGCCACGGTGGCCACGAACTCGCCGGGGTAGACAGGGATGGGGGCGGCGAAGGGCATGTACACGTCGCCATTCGTCGGCATCGAACCGACGGCCGCACCCACGGGCCACGTTTGGAAGCCGAGCGGGATGCGACGCGGAGCCTTCGTGCCGCTCGCCGTGGCTTCGGCCGTCGCCATCGACACCGCCGTGTGCCCGTAGGCCAGCGACCATGCAAGCGTTGTCGCCGTCGTCGCCACAGCCGCGCCGAGGTTGGCCGCGCTGATCTTGACGCCGCGAATCATGATCGTGCGGCCAGTGATCGCAGCCGTGCCGGCGGGGTTCTGGTACGAGGTGACGATGCCGTCCGTGACCGCAGTGGCCGCAGCGTTGAACCGCGCTTGCCCGCCGAACCCCGTCACAAGCGCAGCCGTGTTGGACAGCGCAGCCGCAGCCGTGGGGTCGGCGCTGTTCGCGTAGCTCGCCGTCGTGCCCATCGTGCCGCCCGACTGGCCCTGCGAAGCGTGCTGCCCAGCCCCCGTCATCGCGTCCACGGGATCGACCGTGTGCTGCACGTCGGCTTGGTCGATGGCCACGAACGCCACGCGCAGCTGCTGGGCCAGTCCCGTGACGCCCGTGTTGTAGGTGCGGAACGTGATCGGCAGCGCACCAGCGCCAACGGGGCCGACGCCAGCCACGTCGGCGAAGCGCGCAACGAGCACGTCGTCGATCCAAAAGTTCGCACCGGAGAGGTGCAAGTCGATCGCGAAGTTGCGCGTGGTGGCAGCGCCGATGAGCGACGCGAAGTTGAGCGCCACCGACTGCGACTCGGTGCCGTTGACGTTCAGGACGCAGCGCAGCTCGCCGGCAGCGTTCAAGCGGAAGAAAGCGCCATCCGTCGGGGCCGCCGTGCCCGTGGCCAGCAGCAGCCCCCATTCAGTGATGTTGCTGGTCTGCGGGACGTTCGTGATCTGCGCCCGGCACCGGAACGAGATGCCGCCTGAACCGCGCGTCGGGAACATGCGGTAGGACGTGACGCGGGCCACTGCGGCGTTGGCCGTGCTGCTGCCGCTGTTGAGCGTCAGGTAGCCGGACGCTTGCGCAATCGCCATCGTGGTGACGGGCGACGTGTAGAGCGCCGAGTTGATCGCCGCCGAGTTGAACCACTCGGAATGCAGGATCTGGTCGATGCCGACGCGGACGCGGTAGTCCTCGGTCGCCTCGGGGGACTTAATGCTTCGCGTCCCGGTGATGGTGCCGGCGTCCTGCTCGACGAGGATCGCGGCATGTCCGGCGAGCGTGTCGTCCAGCGTCAGTGCGATCTTCGCCTCGTTCTGGGCGTTGATCTCAAGCTGCGTCCCCGTGAGTCCCTTGATCTCTGCCATGTTCGATCAGCCGATGATGTAGTTGATGCGGCGTTGGCCGGTGACCGGTCCGGGGACTGCGATAGCAGCAACCTTGAAGCTCCCCGAGAGCGGCTTCACCGTCAGGACGATCCCTTCGAGCTCGCCCTCGTCGCCGTCCTCACCGAGGTCTTCGACGGTGGCGATGATCTTCGATGCACCCGAGACCGCGCCGTTTGTGACCGTGAACGTCGAGCCGTAGACGGGAGTCGTGCCGAAGTCGATGGTCGTCGAGTAGACGGTCGCACCACCGCCAGACGGCGTCGCCCAAGAACCATCGCCGCGCAGGAACGTCGTGCTGTTTGCGGTGCCGGTGCCGAGGCGCGCCGCGGCGATGATGCCGGAGACGATGGCCGCCGCGTCGATGCCGCTTACGAACGCCAGCGCGCCGAGCCCGAGCAAGGTCTCGAGCTCGCTCGCGCGCAGCATCGTCGGAACGCCGCTCGGGTCGGTGCCGGCTACGCGATCAGCGTCCGGAGTCGCCAGAGTCGCGAGGCCGCTGAGTCCGAGCTCGGTGCGAACCTGGCTCGGCGTCAGGTCCTGCGGGGCGCCGTTGCCGCTCGCGTTCTGGCGACCCTTGATGGTCCCGGCGAGCATGCCGGCCTGCTTCGCGTTGGTGACCACCCCGTTGTCGATGGTCCACACCGAGCCGCTGCCGCTGACCGTGACGTCGCCCTTGTCGCCGTCGGTGACACCGCCACCACCACCACCCGCAGGCGCCCAGACCTTGACCGTGCCGTCGGCGTCGAGCGTCACCTCGCACTGCGAGAACCCGCCAGTCGGCGACACAACGACGTTGTTCAGGTCGCGACGCAGCAGGACTGGGCGGTCCTCGGTCTGCACGACGACCGGCTTCGCCGCCGACCACGCCGGCAGGGCGGCGACTCGGCGCCGCGCCAGCATGGCCATCGTCGTTGCTTCAGAAGCCTGCGCGCGCGCCGCATCGGCCGCAGCTTGTGCGACGAGCGGCTGCACGGATCAGACCTCCTCGAACCACAGCTGCGCGTTCCAGCCGGTGAGCGTGCTCGGCTCGGCGGCCCAGTGCAGCGAGAGGCCGCTCGTCGAGCTGGCCGGCAGGACGATCTGCTCCTTCTCCGGCAGCCACAGGTCGAAGCCGGCCGTGATGAGGAACGCCCACTCGCCGATGACGGTCTTTCCGCCCGCGCCCTCGCCGCTTGCGTTGACGCCTGCGGTTCCGGCGGCGCCGGTCGTGGCGCCGGTGATCTGGGACACCTGCTCACCGCCGTCAACAGCTCGCGGCGTGGCCGCCGTCAGCGTCGGGAAGGCCGAGACCTGCCGGGACAGGCGGACGCGCACCATGCCCGCCGTGGTCGTGCTCGACTGCGAGACGTGGGCACGGAACACGCGGAGCGATCGCGACGTGCCGGGGTTGATCCAGCACAGCGTTCGGATCGCGCCCGACGAGACCGTGACTGCCTCGGCACCGACGACGTAGATGCGGCCCATCGTGCGATGCAGCGTTCGCTATGCAGGCGAGCGCAGCAACGGATCGCGCAGTGAAAAGCTACACCGTCTGCTTCCTCGACGGCGACAGGCCGAACTGCCCGATCTGCTGCACGTCGACCACGAACGTCATCGTGCCGCTCGGCGTGTAGCCGTCGGCGGTCTGCTCGGCCGCGGTGTAGGTCACCCACTTGTCGCGGAGCGTCGGCGTTCCGCTGCCAGGCGTCGCCGTGATGGTCTTCGTGCGAACGACCGACGACCCCGTCGGGTCGTAGATCGAGAACAGGTAGCCCTCGCTCGGCTCGTCCATCGGGTGCGGCGGCTGCGTGCCGACCTCCTGCACGTCGCGGCACCAGTGGGCGACGACGGTGAGCGTGGCGTTGAAGGGCGACGACCCGATCAACTTCGACACGGAGCGAACCGGCAACGGGCGCGCGTTGTGCCACTTCGCCGAGACGCCGATCGGCTCGACGTCGTCCAGCGACAGGCCCGGCGGCACCAGCTTGTAGACGAGCGCCGTCGGCTGGATCGTGCCGGGGAACACGCGGCGCCAGAGGCCGGGAGCCGGTGCGCCGGTGCTGGTGGTTAGCTGCACGACGACGCTCCCAGCCAGCCACCCGCGCGGGGTCGTGCCTCTGAGTCCTCGGAGCATGGTCTCGAAGTAGAACTTCCCAGGCGTCCCGTCGGTTCCGACCTTGACGGCCGCGATGATCTCGAACGCGTCCCGGTTCTCTGGGTCGATGACCGCGAACCAGTTGGCCCCGCGCGCGGCCTCGGCTGCAGTGACAGAATCGACCGAGATGCTCTCGTCGGTGAACTGCGTGTTGGCGTTCGTTCCGTAGCTGCTGACCGTCACGTCGGTGGTGCCGTAGGACTCGCTCGACGGGTAGGCGTCCCACGCGAAGCCGACCGTCCTCCCGATGATGGCCCGCTCGTTGACCGTGCCGACCTGCGTGTAGGTCGTGCCGTCCGGCGACTCGTAGACGACCGCTCCGGCCCAGTCCTCAAGGCTGGTCGTGTCGAGCGCGAAGGCCAGTGACGGCAGCAGCGCGTCCTCGTCCTTCCACGCGGGGATGTCGAGGATGTGCGCCTCGTTGATCGCGCCGGCCGTGACCAGTGCCGGCGGTTCCGAGCCGGCCGCGCTCTGCACCGGGCTCGCGACGGTCGACAGGTCGATCTCTTCGCGGACGGCCGTGATGGCCACGCGGAAGTCGCTGCCGATGTCGCGCTGGATGATGCGCGCCGAGACGACTTGCCCCTCGTCGTCGGTGAACGTCACGACGTCGCTCTCGAGCAGGTGCAGGTAGTTCGCCGGCAACACGAGCCGGTAGGTGCGTGCGTTGATGTGGGCCCGGCGCAGCGTCGTCGTCGCGAGGTTGCGCGCGTCCTTGCGCGTCAGCACGACGTTCGACAGGTCGAACTCGGCGTCGTTCTCCCACTCGAAGCCGAACGGGTTGCGCAGGCCGAAGTGCTGGTAGCCGTCGGCGAACTGGTTGTCGGGGTCCTGGTGCCGGATGCCCATCGACGTCGGCAGGTCCTCGGGCGCAGCGTCCTCGACGTTGACCTTCTCGTCCGTCGCCGGCTCGCCGTCGAGGCGGCAGCCGAGGTGCGAGATGGAGCCGTTCAGGATCTCGACGACCTCGCTGTTGCCGATGTCGAAGACCGCGATCGCGCCGTCGCGCTCCTGCGTGATGAGCTGGCCGGCGACGAGCACCGGCTGGATCGCCGTCGCGAGCGCCGCGTTGCCGCGGAAGTAGGCGCCGAGGAACGGCCGGTTGTCGATGCCCTCGACGTCGATCGCGTCGTCGGGGATGCCGCCGCGCTCGCGCAGGATGGTCCGCACCGCCTCGCCCCACGTCATCGCGGAGTCGGGGTCGATGATGGCTTCCATCGCGAACGGCAGCGCGTTGCCGAAGTCGTTCGCGAAGAAGTCGTCGAGGCCCTGGTAGGCGATGCCGCGATAGGCCGAGACGTTGCCGGTGCCGCGCTTCTGGACGATCAGCGCGTCCTCGCCCTGCGTCTCGGTGCCGCTGTGGTAGTAGAGCGACGGATCGAAGGTCGGCGGGAAGAGCGGGGCGGCGAAGGGCTTCGGGTTGCGTGGCCGAATCCTTCCTGCCTTCGTTGGCCCGATGGCCTGGACTGACGATGGAGACCCACCGCTTGCCACTCGGATCTGTATCTCTGTCTCGTTCAAGACCTGAAAAGCAATCCACCCGGCTGGAATCAGGCCGACATCTGCTCCTGAACCGTCAATGAGGTTCTCCAGCGTTACAGGATCCCCGACAACGAACAGGCTGTTCGGTTCCAGGTGAGATGCTGTGTTGAACGTGAACGATGGGAAGCCTGTGGGCGAAGTGGCTCCGGTCCCCTCGACGAAGACGACGTCGTCGACTCGCGTGACGGAGGCAGGCGAGAATGGAGTACCAGCCGTCGCGGCGACGCCGAGGACGAGCTGCCCATCGAATGGGGTCAACTCGATACGCCCCGGAGATGCTCCGTGCTCCACAACGTCGGCCACCTTCCAGTAGCCGTTGATGTCGGCGCCCGACGTCATCACGAAGCCGGACAGCTTCACCGCGTCGCCGATCTTGTGCTTCGTCGTGAAGTCCGGGTCGCTGGTCGATCCTGCAGTCAGCACAAGCCGCGGCCCCACCACCGAGACGACCATGTTGGCCGACTCGGTGGATACGAGGTTGCGGCTGTTGAACAGCAGCATCGTGTTGTTGCCGCGAAGCTGCACAAGACGCCGCGTCTCGCGGTCGTTGATCGCGATCAGCGCGTCGAAGTAGGTCCGACGCTGGGCGACGCCGGTGCCGCGCTTCGACGAAGAGGCGGCCGTTTCCAGCGCTTTCAGGTCTTGCCAGAGCGTGTGCGTAGGCACGCGGATGCGACGGCCCAGAGCCCAGACGCGCGGCGCCCCAGGCTCGTTCGAGTCTGCCGGGACACCGAGAAGGCGCTCGGGCCGGACCTTCCCTCGCCCTTTGCCTTGCAGGGCAGGGACGACAACGAACTGGTCGACGATGGCCGCCGCGGTAAGGACGACGAAGCCGAGGATCGGGTTCGCTGCGAACGCGCCGCCAGCTGCCGCGATGGATACGCCTGCACTTACCATGCTATTCGATCCCCCTGATGCGCCAGAACGCGACGACCGGCTCGACCTGCACGCACTCGATGACGCGACGGTTTCGGCCCCACGCGTGCACGACCACCGGCTGGCCGCAGCCGTTCACGCCGACCGGGACGACGACGTGACGCGCCTGCCGGCCTACCCGAACCTGCCAGATGTGAGCATCCGCAGGATCCGCCACGCGATCGCAGTAGGAGGCCAGCCCGTCAGCAAGGTCTGACTCGCCCGGCAGAACCCCGTAGCCGCGGGTGGCAGGGAGCACGAGGCCGCACGCCGTCGCCGCCGCCCACGGGACGCCGACGCAGTCGAGGCCCCTGCCGATCGCTCGGCCTTGGTGGACGACTGGCGTCCCGATGCAGGACCGGACCGCCTCCAGGAACTGTGCGCGCGCAATCACCTCTCCCCCGGTTGCTCGATGACTTGTGCTGCGCTCGGCGCTTCGTGGTCGCCGCCGAAGTTCAGCTGGTTCGCGAACTTGTCCTTGCACGTCGAGAACAGACCATCGCACCCGACGCGGATGACGCCGCGGTCGCCGACCTGAATCGGGTAGACCGTCGGCAGCAGCAGCTCGAAGCGGTAGGCCGCGTCTTGGTAGCGCGCGATCGGGCAGACCTGGCCCGCGTTGTCGCCGGTCACCCAGTGGATCTCGCCGTCTCGATACCAGTCGTCGCCGAAGCCGTTCGTGAACAGCGATGAGGTGACGGTGAACTCGCGGCGGTTGTCGATGACGGTCGCCACCGTCGGGCCGCGGCCGATGTGGTAGGCGCACGACACCGGCAGAACCGACCACTGGCCGTCAACGAAGAGCGTGTCGGAGTCGTTGCCCAGGATGGCGAGCTCCTGACCGCTGCCGACGCCACCCGCGCGCATGAGCACGCGGTAGCCCGCCCACTGGTCCGTGGTCCAGGACTTCGACACGTCGGTCAGCGACACCGCGTTGGCGGCAGTCGCGGTGCCGATCTCGCTGGCGGCCATCTGCGTCCATGCGCTGATGTCCTTCCGGCAGAACTGGCCGCCCAGCTTGTATTGACACGTCGTCGTCCAGGTGCCACCGAAGCGCCCGGCGGCCTGCCGCTGCAGCTGTTGCGACCGGCCCTGCAGCGTCGCGGTGAAACTGCTGCCGCGGCGCACGATCTTGCGGATCCAGCGCCGGTGCCGCGCGAACACCACCCACGGCTTCTGCCAGTCGGTGACGACTTGGTAGACCGTGGCGCCGAGGTAGGCGCCGCCGTTGATGTCGGGGATCGTGACGGTCGTCCCGTCGATGTGCCCGCGCGCTTCCTGGTCGCCGGTGCGCAGAGCCGCCTCGCGCCGGTCGGCCGAGAGCTCGCCCATGATGACCGGCACGTAGACGCGCCCCTCGAAGGTCAGCGCGCGATCGTGGTCGGTGAACGTCAGCTCGACGCCGTCCTTGCGCACGATGCGGATCAGGTGGCAGAGCTTCTTCGTGCGCGTGTAGCGCAGCTGGCTGAGAGCGCCGGCTCCGGGTCGACTGGTCAAAACGAGACCTCCGCACCGTTGATGGTGCCGGTGACGAGCTTCGTGACGGTGACGGTCGACAGGTAGCGGATGGCCGCACCCGCAGCACCGCCCTGCGCCGCCGTGATGGCGGTGCCCAGCGAGCTGCCCGGCGACCCTGCCGCCCCCGGCCCGCCGCCTGCGCCGCCGCTGTTGTGGCCCGCCAGGACGCCACCGAGGCCGCCGAGGCCGATCGTGCCGCCCTGGCCGTTGCCGGCCGCCAGCTGGCCAGCGCCGCCGAGGCCGAAGCCGCCGAGGCCCGGCTCCGAGGCGAGGTAGCCAGCACCGCCGCCGCCACCGCAGCCAGGCACGGCGACGAACGTGCCGCCGCCGCCGCCGCCACCGCCGCCCTGGATGAAGCCGCGGTTGACGACGACGAGGTTGTTCCAGGTCTGGATCGCCGCGCCGCCGGCCTGCCCAGGACCGTTGAACGCGGACGGAGGGACCAGTCCGCCCTGGCCGCCGGCACCACCGCGGCCGCAGATGCGGGCGCCGGCCTCGAGCAGCAGCTTGATCGTCGTGCCGGTCGGCCAGACGCCCGTATCGAAGGCCGGGATCGCAACCGACGTGCTGCCGATGACGTGGCCAGCCGCGATCGTGCAGGTGACGGCGTAGGGCACGTCGTCGAACGCGCCAGCCGACCGCGCATACTCGCGCAGGTTGAGGTTCGTCTGCGTTGTCAACCGTAGGTTTACAACCTTGCGGTCGGCGAGGCCGGTGCCGAGCGTCGCCGTCCCGCTGCGCACGTAGACCTGCCACAGGCCCTCGACCGTGATGAACGGAAGGTGCAGGTCGGCGACTTGTCCAGGCGTCAGCGTCGCGAACGTCGTCCCCAGGATGCCGAGGATGGTCAGGTTCGCCGTCCCGGCGTTCACGATGCGGAAGATGTCGGCGCCGGTGCGCAGGAACAGGGCGAGGGGCAGGACGGCGAACGTGGCAGACGACGGGCGCACCACGTGCAGGCGCTTGCCGCCCGGACCCCACGGCAGGCCGAGGGTGTAGAACGGGCCACCGGTCGAGACGTCGACCGAGCCGCCGAACCATGCATCTCCGGTGACGCTCACGAGGTCATCACCCACGTCGAAGTGCTGCCGCTGCGCACAAGGTTGATGCGGCGCGCGCTGCCGGCGCTGATGGCGGTGCCGAGGGCGTTGCCGGCGTCGTCGCGGACCTGCACGGTTCCCGCCGAACCGGTCGCGTTGTTGATGACGAAGACGTCGATGCCGCTGCCCATCTCGCCCGGCACCGGGAGGAACGCGTTGATCGCAGCGCCAGGAACGATGTTGATGAGCCGGCCGTCGGCGTAGCTGAGCGTGACGTCCTGCGAGGTCGTGATGTTGAAGCAGCCTCCGGGGTCGACGCGCTCCGGCTGCTCGACCTCGTTCAGCACTTCCTGCAGGTCGAGAAGCGGCAGGCTCCAGGTCTGGAACGCGTCGGCCTGCAGCCGGGCCCATCGGTCGAAGTCGAGCGAGAAGCGCACCGGCACGAAGAACTGGTAGCCGGCGGTGACGATCTGGCCGAGCGTCGGGGCCGCGGCGAGCGTGACGACGCCTGCGCTGTTGACCGTGAACGACGTCGTCGGCGTGCCCGCGACCGCGACCAGCACGGAGCCGCTGACCGGCAGCGTGATCGTGCGGGTGTATTCGCTCGGCCCGGTGGCGCCGTAGCGCTTCACCAGCTGGAAGTTCGTCCTCGTGCCGTCGCCGGTGCCGAGCACTTGGTCGAGTGCGGCCGGCGCCGTCTCGCCGTCGGCGTTGCTGGTGTAGTCGGCGAAGTCGGTGACCTTGAACGAGTGCAACGCGCCGCGGCGTTCCAGCGCGAACGACTTCAGCTCTTTCGCCTCGGCCGGCGTCTGCAGCGCCTTGACCAGCGAGAGCCGGTGCACGGCCTGCGCCTGCCGCGCGACGCGGACCTCGTGCCCGCTCGCGGTCGTCTGGATGATCGTGGCGAAACCGGGGCCGCTCTGGCTGGCATACTGGATGCCGCTCGGAAGGGTGACGTCGTGGAATGCCATGCGTTAGGACGTGGTGATGCCGGGGCCGCCGACTTGGGGGATGCCGCTGTTCTGCACCCTCTGCGTGCCGGTGATGCCACCGACCACAGCACCGAAGAGGCCGCCGACGCCTTCCTGGAAGCCCTGGCGCGCGAGCGACTGGAACACCGCGGCCAGCGCGCCGCGCAGAGTGTTGGCGCCGCTGATGGCGTCGAAGAGAGCGCCGCCGATGGCCGCGCCGAACTGCTCGCCGGCCCGCGTCGCGCGCTCGATGTTCTCGTTGATGCGCTCCCAGCGCTCGGCCTGCTGCTGCATCTGCTCCTCGGTCATCCGGACGCCGGAGCCGGGGACGCCGTTGTCGGGGTTGAGGATGTCTTCGATGGACGGGTTCGCGTTGAACCCAGGGCGCAGGACGCCGGTGGAGTAGAGGGCGGAGTCTGAGACGTTGCGGGCGAACGGGCCTAGCGCCTCTGGCGTCGATACCTGCCCGGTCTGCCGAAGCAGCGATTGAGCTTGGCTCCGCAGCACCGCGAGCGCCTGCTCGTTGGTGAGCCGCACAGCCCCCGGGCTTGTGTTCTCGAAGTTCTCGATCCTCGGGAACCCGCCCGGGCCACCGGAAACCGTCCTCGAATCAGCGAACGACCCGCGAGACAGGAACTGCGCAGCCGACTGGTTGCCCTCGAAGGCAAGGAACGCGATCAACTGCTGGTCCGAAAGCCCCGCCGCGTCGCGAAGCTGGTTGAACCCGCCCGGCAGACCTTGGCCAGCGACAAGGCCCTGCTGAAGCTGCTGGATCTGGCGGAGCTGCCGGCCGGACCTTGCAGCAGGGTCGTCAGGGATGCCGAGCAGCCTGTTCGCTCGATCGGAGATGTCGTTCTTGCGGATCTCGTCCGCGAGGGCTTGGTAGTCGACCGCGGCCTGCTTCGCTCCGCTGCTGAACGCTGCGAACGCCGTGGCCGCGATGCCGATCGCAGTCGCCACCGCCCCGATCGGGTTCGCGCGGATGACGGCGCCCAGCGTCCCGAACACCGTCGCCGCGCCGCCGACCGCGCCGCGCAGCTGCTGGAAGTCTCGCGCCGTGTTGCCGACCTCGAGCAGCGTGCGGCTGGCGTTGAACAGGCCGGCGGCCGTGTTCAGCTCGCCGAACGCCTTCGCGGTCTGGCTGATGCCGGTCGCGATCTGGACGCCGCCGCCGGTGACCTGGAAGGCGGACGAGAGCGCGCTACCGGAGCGCTGGACCTCGGTCGCCGTCTTGGCCGCGGTCGCCGTGACGGAGTCGAGAGCCGTCTTGGCCACCGCCGCCCCGCGCTGCATCCCCGTCGCGTCGATCAGCAGTTCGAGAGTTGGCATCAGCGGCCCCCTTCTTCGCGTTCACCATGGCCAAGAACTCGCGGTCCATGGCCCGCAGCAGCGTGCACCAGCGCCGACGCTCCTCGCCGACAATCCCGTTGTCCTCGCACCAGCGCGACAGCTCCGAGTAGGCGAGGCCGCTGGCGGCCATGCCGATCGTTCGCCCCTCGCTCAGTTCGTGCCACGCGTTCCATACTGGTTGCAGGTCGTCGTCGAGTTCGGGTTCCGGCCCGATGTCCGGCATGGGCGGTCGCCCGTGCTTTGCTCGCAGCTCCGCTTCCTTCGCCCGCCGTCGCCGCTCGTCCGGTGGGTAGCGGTGAAGCCACCGAAGGCGGCTCGTCAGTTTCCCGCAGCCTTCGCGACCTCCTGCGCTGCCAGAGCCGCGCGCCAGTTCGCCGCCGACTGCACGAACTCGCGCAGCGAAAGCCATGCGTCGTCCGTCATCAGCTCGACGGCCTTGTCCTCGGACCACGGCAGCGGCTGCCCGCCGACCACGAGGCCGCGCCAGCCGCGCAGGACCGCCCGGCCCAGCGCCTGGCCCTGGATCAACCGCAGCATGGCGTCGTTGGCCTTGCCCTCGCGGATCTCGTAGAGGTGCGGCCGGCGCGCGTCGTCGAGGGCGCGCTCGTAGGCGGTCAGCGCCGGCACGATCAGCAGCGCCGGCCCTTCGCCGGGGTCGTCGACTGCCTTGCCGCCGATGCGGCCGTCGGTCTCGCGCCAGATCGACCACCACACGCCGCCAGCGACCTTCGCCGGGTCGACCTTGATGCCGAGGAGGTCCATCAGACGAACCTCTGAATGCGGAGCGTGCACCCTTCGACCGGGTCGAGCACAGCCTGCCCGCTGCCGTCGAGGTAGTCGTCCTGGTTGAGGCCGCGCGTGTCGGCGCCGAGGTCGGACCACTTGTGCTGCGGCATCGACACCGTGAGCACGCGCCCGCCGCTGTCCTGCATCGCGAACCACAGATCGGTGGCCACGTTGCCGGTGTAGTTGGACATCTCCGTCCAGTTCGACAGGTAGCTCGAACTCGACGTCGTCACCTGCGTCGCACCCCACGAGAAGCCGGTCGCGCCCAGCGTGCCGACCTGCGTCTGCGCGCGGATGCTGTGCGTCATCGAGAAGCCGATGGACTTCGCCGAGTAGGCCGAGCCGCCGAGGTTGAACACCGGGACGCCGAGCGCATCGAGGATCGGCATGGTCGTCGGGTTGGTCGTGCTGACCGCGTAGGTGCTCGTGTTGCGCTGCGAGCTCGCGCCCAGCAGGTCGAACGAGCAGGTCGTGATGCCGCCGTCGGCGATGTTGATCGACATGCCGTTGACGACCACCTTCTCGAAGAGCTCGAAGAGCGAGCCGTCGGTGCGCGCGACCTCGACGTCGAAGTAGTATTGCTGCGTGCCGTTCTTCATGCGCGCGCCGCGCGTGACGGTCACGTTTCCGGCGCTGCCGGTGAAGTTGGCCGCGGCCTCGACGGTGAGCGTCAAGGCCACCACCGCCGTCACCTTCCAGAGGCCGTTGTCTCCGGCCGGCGTGGCGCCCGTGGTTCGGACGATGTCGCCGACCTCGATGCCGTCCGAGATGAACGAGCCCGACGCGCGCGTGATGGTCTTCGCCGCACCGGTCGTCGAGCAGCTGGCCACGGTGGCCACCGCCGTCTCGGTGGCCCGCATCGCGCCGCGCATCAGGAACCAGAGCGCCTCGTTGACCACCGGGAACGTCAGCTCCGCCGGCAGGCCGCCGCTGACCGACTGCGTCAGCCGCACCAGATCCTGGATGTTGGCGTCGGTGCGCAGCGTGTTGCTCTGCTGGTAGCCGACGCGGTTGCGAAGGCTCTGCGCCGTCACCGGGAACACGAGAAGGTCGCGCGTCGCCGGGGTGGCGAAGCTGCTGCGCTGGACGATGCCAACGCGCACGGCATTCGATGCGGTCATGTCACTACCTCGTCGACTCGGAAGGGGATGCGGACGGTCCGCCGGCACCAGGCCCCGTCGACTTCGGCGGTGCCGATGATCGAGGGCGCTGGCGTGAAGGAGATGAGGGCGGGCGTCTCGGTGGACACGCCGCGGAAGGCTGCGATGACGGTCGCGGCGCGGTCGAGGAGGGCCGCGTCGCCGAGGCGAGCCGGCGCGAACAGGTTGACCGTGGCGGAGCCCGTGGACCGGTAGCGAGCGGTGCCGGTGGCGACCTGCGTCGTGCTGTCGACCGCGATCGAGAATCGGCACCAGCTCTGGACGGCGTCGGCCGGTTGCGGACCGTTGTCGTGCACGGTCACGAGCTCGAGCTCGTCAGTGACGAGCGTCTTGAACCGGGCCCGGATCCACTCGAAGGCGGCGGGGCTCACGACACCCTCGCATACTTGGCCGAGATGGCGGCGACGGCCTGCGCGACCATGCCGGCGGGCGCCTGCTTGCTCCAGCCGTTCTCCAGCGCGTCCATGTAGTCGAGCGGGTTGGTGATCCAGACCGCCGACGGCTGCGTGATGCGGCCGACGACCGCGAAGCCGTCCGACAGCGCGCGCGCGCCCGTGGCGTCGACACCCTGCAGCGGCGATCGAGCCGGCGCACCGATCGCGATCTGCCAGTTGCGCCGCGCCTGGCCGCCGACGTAGCCCTTCGGCAGCGGCGGCAGGCCCTTCAGCGCGCGCTTCTGGTTGCCCTTCCACCGGGTCGAGTTGCCGACCGGCGTCGCCTGCACGATCGCGGTGAACGTCTCGGCGACGATCTGCTTCTGCATCTGGACCGCGCGCGCCGGCACCTCCTCGGAGAGCCATCGCTCGATCTCGAGCTTGAACTGGCGGGCGTCAGCCATTGCCCACCTCGCCGCAGTCGAGCCGGAAGGCGACCGTGCCGCCCTGCAGCTGCAGCGGGAACAGGTTCGCGACCTGCCACGTCCGGCCGCCGACGACCAGCCGGTCGCCCAGCTTCGGCGTCAGCGAGAGCCCCACCGCCGACACGTAGAACGTGCCGGTCACAGTCTGCTCCGTCGACAGGTCGCGCCAGCGCTTCGACTCCTCGACCGGGCCCGCTAGCGTGACCGAGACGTCGACCGGCGTGCCGGTGACGGTGCCGTCGGTCGCGTAGGTCGACGGCATGCTGCGCAGCGTGCCACCGGCCGGCGGGCCGAACTCGGCCAGGATCTCGCGCGCGAAGGTCTGGAACTCCGACAGCAGGCTCATGCGATCGCCCACCCCCACGCGCCGCCGTCGGCGATGAGCCCGGCGCCGACGAGCATCTTGTCGAGGGCGGGGAACTGCGTGGTCGCCGACTTGGCGCCCTGATAGGTCACGGTCTTCGTGAAGCCGGCGCCGCTCTTGCTCTCGCTCTTGATGTCGGCGTCGGTCTGCGTGTCCGGGATCAGAGCGTTCCCCTGGACGTGCAGCAGCGCCGCGCGCGCGACCCAGTGCTGCAGCTTCGTCGGCACCGCGTCCTCGGCCAGCAGGTCACCCGCCGGGCCGTAGGCGCCGGTGCGCGGCCAGTCCAGCGCCTGCTCGGACGTGAGACGCTTCCCGGTCCAGCGCACGCCGTAGCGCTCGTCGGCCGCGCGGGTCGCGATGCACAGCGCCTGCTGCTTCGCCGCGGTCGACAGGGCCGTCCACGCCGACGGGTTGCCGTAGCGCTCGTGGTAGTCGTCGGCGGTGGCGACCGCGCAGTAGCTGTTGCTCGACGTGAGACCGCTGCCGTCCTCCACGGTGAAGGCGGCGGTCTCGGACGGCGTCTCCGTTGCAGTCGCCGTCCCGCCCTCCCCGTCGATCAGTGCCGCAAGCGCATCGAACGCGTCGTAGCCGATCTGGTAGACCGCCTCGGCCGCGTAGTGGACGTTGTCCGAGCGGTTGAGCTCGTAGTCGCTCGGCCCGGCGTTGCGCAGGACGCGCACGTTCGCGCGTGCGCCCTCGAGCGAGAGCACCGCGTCGCGGTAGGCCACGCGGATCGACTCCTGGCCAAGGCTCGACCCGCCCGACACCAGCGTCGACGGCGGCGGGCCCTGAAGCCAGACCAGCGGCAGCGGGTCGCCGGTCGCGCGCGTGCTGACGAGCGAGCGGATGCTGTCGATGAAGACCGGCGCCTTCGCGGCGAACGCGTTGACGACCGACGTGCTCCAGAGGTCGTTCTCGCCGAGCGAGACCAGCGCGCCGACCATGTCGACCTGCTTGCCGAGGTCGCGAAGGCAAGCGATGCGGAACTTCTCGAACTGCGCCTCGGTAGTCGACCATCGCGGCGTGCCTTCCTCGAAGGCCCCCTGCGGGTTGCCCGCGAGACCAGCCTCGACCGTCAACGGGGCGCCGGCCTCGGCGTGCTTGAACAGCACGACCTGCCCGTAGCGCTCGACCGCCTTCTTCAGGAGCGTGCTCTCCGGACCGAAGCCGGAGATGACACTCCCGAACGTCGATGCGTTCGCGGTGATGTCGTAGGGCTCGACCTGCTCGGTGGTGTTGTTCCAGACGTAGACGCCGGGCCGGAACGTGCCTCCGGTTGGGCCGATGATGCTCGCCTGGTTGCTCAGGACCGCGTAGAGCGGGTCCATGCCGGCGGTGACGAGCTGGCTGTCGCCGAACATCGCGAAGCCGGCGATGGCGTTCCCGAGCGTGCTGGTGGGCGCCTCGGTGTAGTAGGCCTGGATCGCGTTGAAGAGCCCGATGCCGGCCTGGAGGTAGGTCTCGGTGTCGTAGTAGATCGGGTCCGTCGGCTCGGCTGCTGGGGCGAGCACCGTCGTCGGTGCGAACTTGCCCCAGTTCATGTCGTAGAGGACGACGCCCGTGTTCGTCTGCTGCAGCGTCCGATTGACGCCGCGCACGAAGTTCGACAGGCCGGGCGCCGCGGTCTTCAGGATCTCGCGGTGTTGGTTGACGAGCACGATCAGCGCGTCGGCGTCGATGTCGCTGCGCACGCCGGTGATGAACTCCTGAGCCTGCGTCTGGTAGTTGAAGTTGACGCCGAGCAGGTCGTTCGTGCTCAGGTCGACGATGACGGCGCGGATGTCGAGCGTGTCCGGGGCGATCGCCGCCTCCATGTCGGCGATGTGGCCCAGCAACAGAGACCACGAGAGCTGGCCCGGCCGCATCGGCGACAGGCCGGCGCCGAACCCGCCCGTGGTGCCGAACTTCAGCATCTTGAAGCCGGGCGTCGCGTTTCCGTGCAGGACCGCCAGCTCCTGCATCAGCATGCTGCACGGCGTGATCGCGCCGCCGTCGTAGAACCAGTTGTCGCCGTTCGAGGTTGGGTCGACCGTCGGGAACAGCGCGTTGGGCTCCATGTAGTGGAACGGGACGAACTTCCCGGTCCGGACGTGGAACGTGCTCGAGGTCGGGTTCGTCGCCCACGCGACGCTGACGGTGATCGTGTTGTTGGTGTTGGAGACGACCGTTCGCTCTTGGCCAACGCCGACGCCCGCGTCGATGTAGACCAGCTTCCCGGCGAACTGGTTGGTCGTCCACGGCGTGCCGCTGACAGTGATCGTGGTCGAAGTGGCGCCGGTCGACGTCTGCAGCGAACCGGCTCGGCCGTCCCAGTAGGGGGAGTAGGTGCCACCGTTGACGCCATCGGGGCCGCTCGGCACGACGCGGTTCAGCTTCGGGAACAGGCGCGCGATGCCCCAGAATACCGGGCTGCCGGTCTCCGGCTTGTTGATGCCGGTCGGGCCGCCAGTGATCTGCTCGTCGCCGACGTAGATGTAGGTGGGGATCGCGACCATGCGTCAGGCCTTGTTCCGAAACAGCCCGCGGCGGCGCCATGCCAACGCCACCGCGGACAGGCCCGGCACGGCGCCGGGCCGATGAGCTCTCACGCCATCAGACGTCGTAGGCCGCCCACGCCGTGTAGGTGATCGACGGCGTGGTGCCGCCGATGACCGCACGGAGGCGGATGTAGCGCTGCGGCTGGTACTCGCCCGCGGCCACGGCGGCCACGTTGTCGAAGTAGATCGGGTAGCGCCCGACCACGCTGTTCGCGCCGATGCCGGTGCCGCCGTTCGTGCCCAGCGCGCGGCGGCCGATCTCGTAGACGGTGCCGCCGAAGCCGGCCGTGTTCGTGCCCTGCACGACCATCGTGTAGGCCTCGTCGTTGCTCGCGATGTCGATCGCGGTCACGTCGAGGAACACGACGCCCTTGATGAACTTGACCGGGGCGTTGGCCGGAGCGCCCGGCATGAGGTCGATGACGGCATCGGCGCCGCCGACCTGCGCCGTAGCCGTCGCGGTGATCGCCGCCGTGACGTCCTTCAGCTGCAGCTGCGAGTCGAAGGTCGGGTTGTGAGTGGTGTAGACCATTTCGTGTTCTCCCCTGGGTCAGGCGACCGCAGTCGCGTCGGTGATGTTGTAGACACGAGCCACGCACCGCGGGTGCTCGTCGACCATGCCGAGATACCACTCGGCGCGGGTGCGGAAGACCGGCTTGCCGTTCTGCTCCTGCAGATCGCGGACGTCGAGGCCGCCCGGCGCCTGGATGCCGTGGAGGCCGTCCTCCGACAGGTTGAGCACGAGGACCGAGGTCGTCGTGTTGTTGTTCTCGTTGAAGCCGAGAGCGGCCTGGTCGCCGTTGATGTCCGCCCACAGGATCGGCAGGCCGTTGTAGGTCTGCACGATGCGGCCGAACTCGTCCTTCGTCTGCTGGATCGAGGCCGACCCGCGGAGGAACGTGTTGATGTTGATGGCCTGCTTCTTGGCCATCAGGATGTGCGTCGGACGGTCGACGGCCATGATGGCCGAGTCGAGACGCGCCATGCTGAGGGCGGCGTTGCTGTTGTTGAACAGCTGGCCGCCGTTGACGCCGGCCGTCGAGACGGTCGAGGTGCCGAGGCCGCCGCCGTAGCGAGCGAGCAGACCGTCGATGCCGTGCGGGTCACCGGTGACGCCGCCGAGGTTCATGACCGTGCCGCGGACCATGTCGAAGCCGATCTTCTGAGCGATCGCCTTGATCTTCAGCATCTCGTGCCGAGTGCGGACTTCCGGGCCGCCGGTGCGGATCAGGAAGTTGTCGACGTCGAGGTCGCCGCCGTAGATCTTCAGCGACTCGAAGATCTCCTCGGTCGCGCCGCTCGATTCCGTGTAGGAGCCGTTGACGGGACGCGACGCGGCGGTGCCGAGAGCGGACTCGCGAGTCCACTTGTAGGCGTTGCCCGCGATGTCGACGAACGGCATTGCACCGAGCAGCATCGACTGCTCGGCGAACGTCATGAGGATGCCGGCCTTCTTGAACTCGCCGTTGTTCGCGGCGAGGTTGGCGGCTTCCAGGGTGGTGATTGCCACTGGGTGAGTCCTTCTGTTAGGTCAGTCCGCGGCGGCGAGCCGTCGCGAAGTTCCCCATCCAGGGCTACCCACGGGGTGCAGTGCTCTCATTGGCACGCTGCAACAGCTCTCGTCCGGACATCTGCTTTCCGATGCCCTGGTTGCCAGCCCCGCGGCCCGCGGATTGACTGGAGGAGCCGGAGCCACCGGCCGCCCTGACCTCGAAGAGCCCCTTCGTGCCATCTGCTTCCCGCATCTGGTCGATGAGCTCCTCGAATCCCATCGGGTCCATCGACCCGACTTTCTTGGTCAAGGCGGCCTTGCCGTCGTTTCCCACGACGACAGGCACGAGGTTGCCCTCGCTGTCTTCCTCGACCCGGATGTTGCGTTCGGCGAGCGCCAGGATGGCGTCCATCGCCTTGCTGCCGCCCTTGGCGGCGATGATCGGCGCGAGCTTCCCGCGCACCTTGGAGTCGCGGACCTCCGAGGTGCGGCGCTCAAGCAGCTTCGATACCTTCGACATCTCGGCTGCGGCCTTGTCGGCGGCGGCCTTCTTGAATGCCTCGAACTGCTCGCTGCTGGTCAGCTTGCCGGCCTTCTTCAGGCCCAGCGCCTCCGCGGCGTCCTTCAGTTCCTCGGCCGTGATGCCGGCTTCCTGCACCGCGCGCGCCAGGGCGGCGTTCTTCTGCTTCTCTTCCTTGAGCTGGCGGTTGACCTCGCGCAGCCCGGCCACGTTCTCGACCGCCCACCCTTCTGGCAGGGTTTCGATGACCAGCTTCCCGCCGTCGACGGGCTTGGCGAGGGGGCGGAGCTCGTCGGAGAGCTCTTCGGGCTTGTCGGCGACGATGCGATAGGAGACCGGCATGTTGCCGGCATGAATCGCAAACGCCGTCGCGGTCAACAACCGCGGGCGCAGTGAAAACGCTAGTTCAGCTTGGCGCGGTCGCTGGCTTCCTGCCGGTCCGCCGCGATCTTCCGCACGGCCCTCTCGCACAGGTCGCGCACCGGCTCGGCGTAGTCGCCGATGGCCAGGAAGACCGTGCACTGGATGCCGCTCGCCGTCAGCCCGTTCGCCAGCGCCACCACTTGGTCGTGGTCGAGCATGTAGTGCGCGAGATCGCCGGCACGCAGGAGCATGCTCGCGGTCAGCTTCTCGTCCGGGGTGGCGGCCATCGGCGCGCGATCCTACCAGCTCTCGTCATGCGCAACATGACGGCGACGCGAAGATGACGCCACCAGCGGCAGCAGCTCCCGCCGGACCTTCAGGCGCAGGTCGCCGAGGTCGCTTCCGTCGTTGGCGAACTTGACCTCGCGCATCCCGCGGACGCGCGGCCAGTAGCTGCGCGAGTCGCCCGCGAAGTCGGTGCCATGGCGGGACACACGCACCAGCAGCACGTTCTGCGGCCCCACCTTCCTGGCCAGCGCCTGCGCCTCGGTGCGGAACCCGGAGTCGGTGACGATCGCGACCAGCCCGTCGTTCTGCGCCGCCTGGCTCTCGACCTCGAGCGCCAGCAGGTCGCCGAAGTAGGCCTCGCCGAAGAGCGGCTTGCACATGCGCTCGCTGTAGGCGATCGCGACCTCGCGCGGCGTGCGGCCGCACAGCGCGTCGTGCGGCTCGTCCTTCTCGACGGTCCGCATGTCGATGCCGTGCACGTCTCGCAGGTAGTCCGCGATCGGCTGCGCGAACTTGCAGAGCACCGCGCTCGGCAGGTCGCAGTAGAGCATCTCGCCGATGGTGTCCTTGCCGCAGCGAGGCGGCCCGTTCAGCAGAACGACCCTCATCGGCTACTCCTCCCCTTCCGTTTCGTCGTCGGCGAGCCGGCAGATCGTGCAGCCCGCTTTCCCGCAGGGGGGCGTTGCGTCGGCATCCGCAGTGTCTCCAGCCAGTTCGTGTTCGGGTCGGGGTCGGCGAGTCCGCGCCTCTCGTATGTGAACCCCTCGACCGTGAGCCTTTCGACCGCGCCCACCTGGACCACGGCCGGGTATTGATGCACGGTCCCGTCGGGCTGCAGATGCGCCACTCCGATGCCTCGTTGCCATCCGGTGTTGGTCCCCTTGATGTAGGCCCGTCCGACCTCGTGCCGCGCGCCCATCGGCGTCGACATCCACGAGAGCGCTTCGTCCCTCTCGTTCGTCCCGTAGGCGACCGACGCCCGGTGGACGTGCCCGCTCTGCCCGCTGCGGCCTGCTGATCGCAATTCTGCGATGGCCGGAGACTGGCCCAGCGCGGTGCCGTGGTGCACGCGGTAGTGGCCGAACAGCAGGAAGCCCGGCTTCGCGTCCTCGGTGCCGGCCGGCGACAGCGTCGAGCCGCCCAACATCAAGCGCACGTCGAACTCGCGTAGGCCCAGCAGTTCGTCGATGCGTAGCGACGGCAGCCCGACCAGCGCGGGCGCGCACTGCGTCAGGTAGCGCGGCAGCCGGTCGCCGAGGTCGTGGTTGCCGCCGGTGAGCCACAGGTCGCCGTCGTGCACCGATCGCAGGTGAGCGATCATCTGCCGTTGGAACGCCAGTTCGCTCGCGAGTGATTGCGTCCAGTCGCGCGGCTGCACGTGCCGGGAGATGCCACCGTCGTCGATGATGTCGCCGTTCAGCAGCACGCCGTGCGGACGCAGGTCTCGGATGGCCTGCAGGAAGGCGAGCCAGACGAACGGATCGAGCATGCTGCCGTGGGTGTCGCTGATGGAGAGCAGCAGGTAGGCGGACGAGAGCCGGCGCTCCCGGTCGGCCACGTAGGGCGCGACGTAGCGCGCGAAGTAGCGGGACGCGTGGTCGTGCCGGCTGGTCTCGGCGCGCTTCCTGCGCCACAGCATCGTGCCGACCTGGTCGCGCAGGCCGGCGACCTCGAGCGCGTGCGTGAACGTGCCGAACTCGGCGTCGAGGAACTGCACCGGGAAGTGCCCGAACAGCTCGTAGCGGCGCCTGCTGATGCTGCGGAACGCGTGCCACGGGTTCGTCTCGGCGTCCTCGGCGACGCGCACGACGTCGGCCAGCATCTGCTCAACCGTGGGCCGCTGCTTCGCCTTGCCGGCCAGGATGCGCGCCTGTTCGGCGGCCTGCTTGGCCTTGCGCTCGTGCGCGCGGTGGCGCTCCTGCTCGTCCTGCCGGAGCGTCTCGGGGGCCGCAAGGAACTCGTCGACTGTGCGCTTCACCTCGGGTCGTCCTTGATGCATGTCCGCACATGGTGCTGCATCGTGTCGTAGGCGACGTTCAGGCCGTTCGGCACGAGGTAGTCGCGGCGGAACTGCGCCCAGGAGATGGCGGTGCGGCCGGACTCGCGCGCCGCATGGAACTCAGCGATCGCGCCCGCGAGATCGGCGTTCCGGCAGACGCTGCACTTCGTCGGCTGCCGCGGCCGTGTCTTCGATAGCCAGTCCGCAAGGATCTGCTTCTTCGGCATGGTTCGCTCCGTTCAATCTGCGCCGAGCGCCGCCTTCGCCGTCTCCACGATCGCGCGCCACCGCGCGGCCTGCTCCATGACGGTCCGCAGCTGGTAGGCGACCTCGCCCGGCTCGCCTCCCTCGAAGAGAGTGCGGTCCTCGAACGCGCCGTCGCGGTTCCACAGTTGCACGCGGATGCGGTTCCTGCCGGCTGACTCGTCGGCCTTCTCGAGCTCGCGCAGCAGGGCGTCGAGGATGTCGAACTCGTCGTCGGTCATGGTTCCTCGTCGGGGATCCGGTCGAGCCGCCGCAGTTCCGCCAGCGTGAGAGGCTGCATGTCGGCGCCGAGCATCTTCTCGAAGGTGAGCCGACCACCGCGCCACGCCGTCGCCCGCGTCTTGCCGAGCACCTCGTCTTGCACGTCCCGGCCCTGCGCCTGCAGCCAGCTGCGGAACGTCATGTCGGCCGGCACGGGACCGTCGACCGCGGCGCGCGTGCCGATCGGCTCGCCTCCGAAGTCGGGGACGGTGGTGCTCCGACAGTTCGGGTGCGCCGGTGGCATCGGGCCCTTGCCCAGCTCGTAGACCTCGCCGTCGCGGCTGGCGCAGATGATCGAGGTCTTGCTGTCAAGGGTCGAGATCCAGCGATAGGACGTCACGCCGATCGCCTTGAACGACTCGGTGCGCGCGATGCTGCTCGCGTGCGTCGCCGCGGTGCGGACCAGCGTTCCGACGGCGCTGGCGCTCTGGCCCGACAGGATGCCGTCGGAGTAGTCGCTCGCGCGCGAACCGCGCAGCCCGCGGATGATCTGGTCGGTGGTCAGGTTCTCGGACAGACCGGTCTGGATCCATGCCCTCGTCTTGTCGCCAGTCGGGCCGACCAGCATCTTCCCGAACCACTTCTCGACCGGCTCGCCGAGCACGGGGCGCGCCTGCACGGCCTCGACGACGAGGCGCTCGTTGACCGGCGGAGGATCCACCCGCATCGTCTTGGCGGCGCTCTCGCGCACCCACCCCACCTCCTGCTTGACGAGTTCGGCAAGGCGCTCGGTGGTCAGCCGGCGCACGGCGTCGCTTCCTCGAGCAACGACCGCCTCGATCTCGGCCATGAGCGTCCGCAGCTCCGGGTAGGCGGCGGCGACGAGGTCTAGGCCGCGCGGCGTGAACGTCGCCAGCCTAGCGCCGACGGCGCGAAGCACCGGCTGCACGACCTCGCGGCGGAACTCCTCGATCGCCTCGACCTGCATGCCGCGCACGGTGCGCGCGACGAGCAGCTCGTGCCGGTAGAAGCGCGCGATCCACCGACCGGCGCCCTTGCGGAGCGCGGCGCGGATGGTGTCCGTGGTCGGGATCGCGGTGGAGGTCACTTCGGCACCGCGACCAGTCCCGTCTGCGGGTCGATCTTGTGCCCGTCACGCAGCGCGGCCTTGCCGGCGGCGGTGCGCGGGTCGACCAGCCGAACAGAGGCGGGCTTCGGCTGCGTCTTCTTCTTCTCGGTGTCGGTGGTCATGCGGGCACCTCTTCCTCTTCCTGGTCGTCCCCTTGGTCCTGCGGCTCGTCCTCCTGCTGGCCTTCCTGCGGCGGCTGGCCGGGCTGCGGCTGCCCCTCGGCCTGGACCTGCCGCAGCATCGCGTCGATCTGAGCCTGCTGGCTGCGCTCCTTCTCCATCGTGACCGCCTCGGCCTCGGCCTCCGGGTCGAAGTCGTCGGCGAAGTCGCCGGACCGCGCGCGCTCCTTCAGGTAGGTCTCGAGCGTGATGTAGCCCTGGTCCACGTCGGCCTTCAGCGCCACCGTGCGGGCGCCGCTCATGGCCTGGATCATCGACGACGCGCGGTAGAGCGAGACGTTGAAGTCGTCCGGCAGGTCGACGCCGATCCACTGCGCCGCGATCTCGAAGGCGCGGTAGAGCGCCCACTCCATCGCCTCGACCCACTGCTGCGCCTCGCTCATTTCGGCCGTCTCGGCGCGCACCTCGCCGGTAGCGGTGGCCGAGCCCTTCTGCAGCGGCTCGACGGCGCTCGACTTCATCCGGTATTCGGTCTTCTCGATCTCGGCGCGCGCGATGGTGAGTGACGTGCCGGCGATCTCCACGAACCGCATGTCGGCGCTGTCGCTCGTCGTCATGAAGTGGGATCCCTCGCCCCTCTTCGGCGGCGAGTCTGTGTCCTGCGAAGAGAGCCCGCGCCCGAACAGGATCGGGTGCATGCAGTAGCGAACCGCGCTGTCGAGGATGCTCTGCTGGTTCCAGTGCTTGACGTTCAGCTGCGCGAGGCCGATCAGCGGCGGCCGCGCGTGCATGAACCCAAGCTGCTTCGTGTAGACGACGACGAGCGGAATCTCGCCGTTCGGGAAGCCCGTCGGCGTCGGCCCCTCGATGAGCTTGTAGCCGCGCAGGTCGCTGTAGCCGCGAGACGCCTCGGTCGTGCCGGCGATGGAGGACTTGCCGTAGCTCGCTTCCCACAGTTCGACCGTCTCGCCGGTGTAGCGGCGCACGCGCTGCACGAGCTCGTCGCCGATGCCGTCGGAACGCGGCCGATACTTCCACTCGCGCACGCGCAGCTCGGTGCAGACCTCGCGGCCGAACCGAACCTCGCTCTGGAACCCGATGATGTTGTCGGGCTCGATGCGGCACAGGTAGGGCCGCGCGTCGATCGCTTCGGCCTCGGCCAGCGTCATGCCCTCCTGGCGCGGCACGTTGTCGACGAGGAAGAACCCGGCACCGCGGCGGACGGCGTCGTTGTAGATCATCGACCCGAACACCGACAGCGACCGGCCCTGACGATCGGCGTCGTCGATCATGCGGTCGAGGAACGGGTCGAGCTGCTCGCGGCCGCTGAACGTCGGCGGCTTCTCGAAGGGGCGGCCGGCGATGCGGCTCGTCGCCTCGACGAACGCAGGCAGCAGGACCGACGAGTCGAGGCGCTCGCGGTAGAGGTCCGGCTCCGCCTTCTCGCGCGCGGTGCGCGGCGTGAACGTGATGCCGGCTTCGCGCATCGCGCGGGTGCCGCCCTCGAGCGCTCTGCAGACCTTCCAGTCTTCCTCCATCTCGATGCGAGGACCGTTGAAGAGGCCGATGGTGTTGCTGAGGTCCATGTTCAGTAGACGAGCGCCTTGCGGGTCTGGATGGGGTGCCGTTCGTGGACGTAGTAGCGAATCGCGTCGACCCAGTGCGTGCGCCGGCCGTCGCTCTTGTCGATCTTGCGTTCGGCGCCGGGGCGGTCGTCCCACACCACGCCTTCGAAGTCCTTGATCGTGTGCGCGCACGATGGATCGACGACGAGGTGCACCTTGCCGGTCATCGTCAGCAGCCGCGAACAGACCGCGTTCACGCTGTCGACGATCGACGGGGCCGACTTCCCGACGCGCAGCTTCGCGTTGAAGGTCTGCCGCAGGTCCGCCATGACGACCTGCCAGTCGGTGCTGTCGCTGTTCGTGTGGCGCTGGTTGCCGCCGACGTCGCCGTAGACGTAGACCTCGCCCTTGTGGCCGGCGAACCGGTTGCGGAACGCCTCGCACATGCGCGCGGCCGTGTTGTCGTCGGCGCGGTAGTGCTCCCAGACGACGGCCGTGCACTGCTCGCCGTCGATGGTCTGCTCCTGGATCGCCACCGCGGCGCCGGGAGAGACGTTGAAGTCGAGCGTGAACACGAGCGGCAGGTCGGGGCGATACTCGACCTTGCGCACATGGCGCGCGGCGTCCCACGGGTCGAACACGCGCCCCGTCTGCGTGAGGAACGATGCCTCGTATTCCTGCGCGAAGCTGCGCGCATCCATCGTCTCGCGAGCTGACTGCAGCTCGGCCGGGTCGATGACGACCGACGAGGTCCAGTGGAACGCCTCGTAGCCGTCCAGCTTGCCGTTCTTCGCCTCGTCCCACAGGTCGAACGCGTGGTTGCGCCCGTCCGGCTTGAACATCAGGATGGCCCAGCCCGGCGGGCGGCCGCGCGTCGACAGCGCCGGCCGGATCGAACGCGTGAACGCACCCGGCTTGAAGTAGGCATACTCGTCGCCGATGAAGCCGTCGACCGCCATGCCCTCGGCGCGCGTCGGCCGGTCCATGCCGACGCAGATGATGCGGGCCCCTGTCACCAGCTCGATCGTCAGCTTCGGACGCTCGCGCACCGAGACGATCCAGTCGGGCGTCAGGCGCTGCTTGATTCGCGGCCACCATAGGCGCTCGACCATCTCGTAGGTCGGCGCCGCCACGAGGTAGGTCGGGTCGGCGACGTCGACGGGCGGGCACAGGGCACCGCTGAACATGCGCCGCGTCTCGTTCACGCGCGGACCGTGCCCGACGAGCAGGTAGTCGAGCGCGTCCATGCTCTTTCCGCTGCGTCGGCCGCCGGCCGCGATCTTGACGCGAGCCGGGCTCTCGCGCATGCGGCGCCGCTCTGGGTGGTCGATGCGCCGCGTGCCCGCTGGCGGGCGCCAGGTCAGCGGCAGCACGTCTGTCACGTCGCCTCGCCGGGATCGCCCGCGTTGGTGGCGTCGGCCGTGGGGTCGCCCTCCGCCTCGGTCGATGCCGCAGCCAGGAACTGGCGAAGCGCCTGCTGGCGCTCGAGGTCCGCCGCGCCCTTCTTCGCCGCGCGCGCCTCGGCGTTGTAGGCGGCGACGCGGGCGACGTCGACCGGCTTCTGGATGCGGTGGATGCGCTCGAGATACCACTGCGCAGCTTCGGACTCGCCCGGCGTCCCGTCCGCGATCAGGTCGCACTGGTGCATCTCGCCCGTGGCCTTCGCCTCGTCGAACTCTGCACGCAGCTTCGGGTGCCGACGGATGCGCTCGCGGATCGAGCTATCGGTCTGGCCGAACCGCGCCGCGATCGCGCTGAGCCGGTATCGACCCTTGCGCAGCATGTCGAGCTGCTTCTTCCACTGCTCGGGCGAGAGGAACGTGTTGCCCCAATCCGGGTTCGGGTCCGGACTGTTCGGGTCGTCGTAGTCCTTGCAGGGCTGGCCCATGCGGTCTCGATCGAGACGGCTAGCCGTCGCCTGCGGACCGCTCTAGGCCGCGCGCAGTGAAACGGCGCTTTCCTATCGAGCTGCGAACCCTCGACCTCTTGTAGTGGATCGACCTACAAGCCCGACACTCCTGGTAGCCCGTCTTCGGGTGCACGTAGACGCCGCAGATGGCGAGGTCGTGGCCCGCGGCACAGTGGTCGGGGTCGCGGCGCGGGATTGGCTCCTTGCTCATCGGCACGCCTCGCGCGGCCCGCCC